TGGTGATTTGGAATAGTTCTGGCTGATGGTCGGACATGTCGGATGCCTTTTCTATGAGTGCGCTTCGAGCGCTTTGATTGCTAAGTCGAGTGTAGTCACATCGTGGAGTGGCATCGGATCATTCAATGACAGATCGTTTTTCATTGCGCGCAGACGACGGATGATGGATGCGTGAGGGTTTTTGCTCACTGCCAAAATGTCATCCATGAGACCGAAGATTGCCATTGTGTGATTCGTGTTCATCGCTTGCTCCAATACCATTCGTCGAGTTTCTTCGGTGAGCTCACCTTGGTTCCATGCAACGCCTTCGCTCATTTGATGCTCCAAGGTCCCCATCCGAAGCCATAACGCTCCATGCCGTAATTGTAAATCTCTAATCCTGCGAGCAAATTAGTCTGAGCCTGTAACAGATCTGCAGGCTTTGCGATGATGCCTTTGGCGGTGAGCCATTTGTGCCATGAGCCGTTGATCTGCAAGAGACCGCGTGATCCGCCGAATGGGTCTTTGCGATTGATCGCGTTCGGCGTGCAGTTGGATTCGCGCTTCATAATGGACTCGAGGACTGTGCGCTGTTCCGGATCCCAGCCGAGGTTGATGGCAAGAGCTGAGAATTGTTCGCATGCGCTCGAGTACGGATCAATGAAGATCGTGGAGCTGGTGGTCGTAATCGGCTCAATCAGGTATGGCTGGACGCTGATCGGCGCTAGGGCAATAGTCCCAGAAGGCTCTTTAGAGGCGCTAGGAGCCCCCGTAAGAGCCGTAAAACCGAAGACTGTGCAAAGCACTAGCCCAATCAATTTCTCTGCAAGATAGTTCATTTTTTCTCCAGTGGTATGGGCACGCCCCATGATGAAGCGTGCGATCTGAACGCAATTTGTCCTAGTAAGTATTTTCCCGTTTCGGGCTCTGTGAAGATTTGTACGAGGATCTCTTGTCCGTTATCCATCACGCCGATATAGACGCTGTAATCAAAGAACTGTGGTTCACTCATAGTCACTTGCCTTCCGTCGGTAATTCGACCTTAGGGCATTGGTCAAGCTTTAGGTGGGATTTCCCCGAATACCTTTAGGAATGCAGCTTTCACCCAGATCACGGAGTCTGCAGCTTGTGGTGTGATCTCGATGTGGAACCAGTCTCCGCCGGGAGCGCCGTGAATAGTTGGCTTGTCGTAGGTCAGCCATGCGTAACGGTCACAGCGCCAAGCGCGTCCGTGTTCTTTTGGCATGTAATCAAGGATGCACTGAAGACCAAGATCGTTCGCGTTCGCAACAAGCTTGTCAATAAACACGAGAGCTTCTTTGCGTTTAGCGTTCGGATGTTTCTCACTATTGCGATATGAAAGATCTACAGCTCTGCCAGTCGCATGAACTGAAAGCGATCCGGGCTTTCCGCGCATGTCACGCTGACCCCATGAACCGTTGTTAAAAAGCGCGCCGTTGGATGCAGCGATGGCTTGCTTGATCCATTCGTTCATCCCTGCTCGAGGAGCTGGTGAAGCTCCGTCGGCGTTGCCGATGTAATCCCTAGCGTTAGGGACTCCAGCTTTAGCTTTGGCTATTGCCACGACCGAATGCCAGATCTTTAGGGTTCACATATCTGATCAACACTGGCACAAGTGCAGCGAGCGCTGCTTTGCCTAGGTCGGCTGGGTCTGTGTTGCCTGTGGAATACACCGCGATGACAGCTGCGATGACTGAGCGACCGTAGGAAGCGAGTAGGGCTTTGTCTTTAGCTTTCATGGTTTTCTTCCTTTGCTTTGCTCTTGAGTCCGTTTGATGCAAGTAATCCTATAAGACCGCCACTCAATGTCATGAGCATCGGGTTCAGTACTGAGAAGGCTTCTGCGTCGTTCGGTGCTTGCTCAAGTGGCTGGGTTACGAAGAGCAGACCATAAAGCAGCGTGAAGATTGAGCCGACGAAAGCGCATGTCAGACCGATCCCGACGACAAGGATCAGTCGTGCTTTGATTTCGTCGTTTGTGTATTTAGCCACAGCGACCACCGCCAACTTGAAGCTCTGTGGTAAGTGTGACAGCTTGATTCTTTGTCCGAATGCAGTTCATTCGAGTCCGATCAGAACATCCAGCACATCCCCACAACACGACAGCGATGAGCGCGCCGTATCCAATGAAGTAACGCCAACGCATTAGGACAAAGGTTGTGCGTCTACTTGTTTTTGGATAAATGCTTCATATTCCGCTGGTGTCATTGGTCGTACGACATCATCAACTTGAATATGAACTTGGTCATGTGGGTACATTGCGATTGCTTCTTCGTATGTCATTTCATGTCCTAACTATTTTGGTATCCGTAGACGCGAATAGTTCCACCTGTAAGCGTTCCAGAGTTAGGCGCGAGCGTAAAATCCGTGTAACTGGTAGCGACTTGATGGATACCTGCTGATGCTCCTGCACGATTGGTCAAAACATTTGCTGATTGAAAAGATGTGTATTTTGCAAGGAATGGATTTTGCAATTCACAGTTCAAATTCAATCCGTTTGTGCTTGCTCCACCTAAATAAAAGAAAGTACTTCCGTTTGATGAGCCACCACCTGCTGGCGTGTTGTTGTAACTCGTATATGTTAATGCGGAATAATAGCCAGTTGTGCTTGCACCAAGTTTTAGTGTGAACTCTTCGTTCGCTGCGCTTGCAACTCCGCCAGTTACTGTGATTTTGTAGGCATCGTAGGTTGCGCTAAATGCGTTGGAAACGGTTACAGATGCAACAGCACTTCCGATGGTTTGTGCTGTGATTAATGTCAAACCACTTACACCAACGGCTTGCCATGCCGCACCGTCATAATATTGCGTTGTGTTAGTTGCTTCAATATAAGCGTATTGACCTTCGGCAAGTGTCTTTTCTCCTGTGCCACCGAAAGCAGCGTCCCGAGTGACCGTCGTAGCAAATACCGGAATACCAGAGTTTGTGATATTGAGATCGGCTGCGGTCAAGACCTCGCCCGATACATAGACCGGAACTGTTGTTACTGCGTTTGCTCCCATAGTGTCTCCTAACTTAGTGCGTAGATCGTGTCGAGTGTGGAACTGTCAAGAATGAAGAGCTGATAGACGGTCGTCGGTGATGTGTAAATCGTGACCTGATGTGGCTGGCTGTAAGAGATCCGATGCTCAATACCTTCGATAAAGGACTCCTGTGCGATCACGCTGGTGGTCGTGGATGAGGTTGTGATGGTCTTCTCAACGCTGATCGTGTCACCGATCTCCAAGATTGCCACATTGTCGCGCTCGCCTGTGGAGAGCATCTGGAAGCCTGTGTTCACGCTGGTCAGTGTTGCGGTCGGTTCGCCTTGGATCAGATAGGAAGCAAGTGCCAGAGCTGCAGTGTCGTTGTGGACAAGGCTTTCGGTGTAGGCGATTGCTTGAATGAAGTACTTGGCTTGGCTTGCTAGGTCATCAACGGTTTCTGGTCCGGTCGCGCCGAGATGGGTGACGCTTGCACGGTTGATTACTTTGTCCGCGCCGAAGTTGATGGACACAGAATCGTAGGGATAATGGCTTGGGTCGTTGTCACCGAAGTCCACAGAAGCTCCAGCGAGTGTTGCTCCGATTCTTTTTTGGAACACAAAGCGCCCCGACCTGTCTACGAATGCTCTGCCCTGCTCTGCAGCCATGATGTCATTGAGATAGCCCTGAGCATTAGATCCGGACGGAACTGTGTAGGCAGCTGCACCGCCAAGCGTGATCGCTGAGGTCTCTATGGATTGCTGACCTACACCTTGGAAAGCATCAACTTCTGGAAGTGCGAGAAGGTTCACGACTCGAGTTGATGCGATTTCTTCGTGCACATTCCACTCGTCTAGGAACGCTTGCGAAAGAAGATACTGGTCATCGATGGCTTGGATATTGACTAGGTCGTTGCCGTCCAGATTGAACTGATAGTCATATGAGACGATAAAGCCTTGAAAGAGTGACTCGGCAACATTCAGCGAGTTGTAACGGTAAAAGCGGACTCGACGCATAGGTGCAATGCCGGGCTCATTGTTCGCTGGATCGTATGTTGGTGAGTCTGTGTTGAATGGGTTGAAAGCTCCATCGGCAAGCTGGTCGTTGAGTGTGAAGTTCATGATGCCGGGAACGAACTGATCTCCGATGTCGCGTCGTCCTCGAGTGATGGACACATCAAGAACGCCTGTGGTCACATCAGCGAAGTCTGTCGTCGGTCCCAGTGGGTAGGTCGGATCGTCCAGAATGCCCTTCACGCTGGAGTCCAGCACAAAGCTTGAAGAGTCCCAGCCAGTATCAATCTCTAGGAGATATTCACCCGACTGGATGACGGATGCGCTCATTAGTATCTGCCAGAGATCGGACGGACCGCGATGTCAGCTGGACCCGATGCACGGTTGAAGCTCTTCACAGCGTCAATGACGACCTTACCTGTCTGAGCGTTGGTCATTACTCCGCCGTTCACATTGACTGTGTAGTTGTTGCCACCTCGAGCAGCTGCAGCTCCGCCGACAGCCGAGGTCGGTGATGCTGGCGCGCCTGTGTCAATCCCGACGACATCGCTTGCGAACTTGGCTCCGATGCCCTTGACATCTGCGAGCTTGAGATTCGGGTTCTTTAGCAGTTGCTCTGCAGCTTGAATGGCTGACTGCACGCCTGCCAAGTACTGCTCGCCTTGCGTGACTCCAGCTTGATAGAACTTGTCAGCAGCCAAAGTCCCCAAAGCGTCGGCAACATAGTTCAAGTCGCTCACCAGTGTGTTGATCCCAGTGGGTCCTGTAATCGCGTCAGAGCCCCCAATAATCAGTTCATTAGCGATTGCACTGCCAGCCTCTTGACCAGCCTCTAGAACGCTTCTCAGCGCGTCCTGTGACAGACCCATCGCGAGCAGTTGCTCAACTTGCTTGCTGAACTGTTTTGCCCCTGATGCCTGCTGATTGAGCTGAGCGAGGATTGTCGTTCCGGCTTCCTTTGCTGCGTCGGCTGCACCAGATACCGAGAACTCTCCAGTGACTGACTCTGAGACCGATTGCTTGAAATCGTCGTAGGCGGTTTTGGCTTCCTCGAGCTTTGTCTTTGCTGTGTCGAGTGCATCTGAAAACTGTTTTGATAGTTCTTCGCGCGCAGACTCAAGACTTTTCTTCATCTTGTCCACAGATCCGCCAGTTGTCTTCACTGTTTCGTTGGTCTCTATGAGCTTGCGATTGAACTCTCCTGCAGCGTCAGAGATTCGCATCTGTTGAGTAGCTGAGACTCCGAGCTCTTTGTTGTATGCGCCGAACACTTCTTCGGTTTTGACAAGGCTTGAAATACCGCTGATGATTTGTCCAAAGAACGCGAATGCGCGCGACGATGCGATGAGAAGTTCTTTGCCTACAAGCTTGATTCCCTCAGCAAGTTTTCCCCATGTTTTAGGGTTGGCATTTACCCAGACCGTGATGTCTGTCAGACCGTCGATCAATTTAGTGAAGTATGGAAGAACTTCGTTGCCGATGGTTTCTTGGAGTTCGCCGAGAGCGATTGAGACCTTCTTGAAAGACCCCTGAGCCGACTCAGCTGCAACCTTAGACGCGCCACCGAAAGTCCCGTTCAACGACTGCATGACCTCATTAACTGAAGCTCCGTCTTTGATGAGACCGAAGAGCTCAGGGGACAGTTGCTTTATCGCCTTAGTGTTTCCGCCGTAAGCCTTCGACACAGCATCAGCGACTTCTTGAACGCCTTTGCCTGTGGCAGCCGAGATATCGAGGACAGTCTGCAAAGCAAGTTGAGCTGTCTCGAGATCGCCAGTTCCTGTGACAAGGCTTGCCAGTGCCGGACGAAGTTCATCGTCTGCGACAGCTGCGCTCATTTGGAGAGTTGAGATGAAGCTTTCGTTGGCTTTGATCTGTCCGCTTGTGGCATCGGTTGAGGACTTGAGTTGGCGCGCAAGTTGTGCCTGTGAAGCTTGATCTGCTGCAGCTGCTTTTGCAGCTTGTACAAGTTCCACGCCGAGAGCTGTGACTGCAGCCGTTGCTGGAATCATGGCGCGCTTCATAATGAAAGACGCTTTTTCTGCGTTGGTGCTAAGGTTTTTAAACTCCGCGTAGGTTTTCTTTATTCCATCGCCTTGGAAATCGGTGATGATCGGGATGCGAATAGCCATTAGAGGTTGCTCCTACTCAATGCGATCGTGAGCTTGCGCTCGACTTCTTCTGTGATGTTCTTGATCGCTGCTTCAATGTTGTCAGCGTTGGCTTCTACTGCTGGGTACATCGAGCGCGAAGCTTTGCCGAAGGTCTTGTCCATGTTCTCAATCAGAGTGTTGTTCCAGTCGTAACTGATGCCTTTGCGCTTCTGTGATGATGACGATTTACCACCACGACCAGCGATGTCAAACACGATTCCGGCAGGGTTTTTTTGTTGCACAAGAAACGCGCTAAGTGTTTCGTATTGCGCGCCTTTGTCCATATTGCGCTTCCGTGCGCGTCGAGTGTCAATCTTGACCGTGATAGATCGGTTCGCAATCGCTTTGTCCCAAGGGAAAATATGTCGCCATTTACGACCAAAGCCACGCATGACGGTCACGCCGATACCTGTCGGGAGATTGTTTCGCGCGTCCGAGATTGTCGGCTGCATAAGTGCGCGGTAGTCCTTGGTGATCTGTCGGCGTAGATCTGGGGCGAGTTTGTTCAGCGTCTTGAGATCTTCCTTGATCCCAAATACCTGAACGCCAGTTCTCGCCATGTTC